TTTGCATCTCGTCAGGAAGTAGGCATGACCCCTATGGATATTATGATCGATATCTACACTAATCCAGACCTGGACTGGGAGCTTCGATTTAAAGCTGCTGGTAAGGCAATGGATATGGTTTATCCTAAAGCTTCCTCTGTGGAAGTTAAAATGGATGACGAAGGTGCTAGAACTAAAGATGATATTGATAATCGGCTTAGAGAGATTCTTTCCAAAGGGCTGAGTCTGAACAAATAAGCTACAAATTAAAAATCCCTCTACGGTTCAAGGTGTAATCGAGCCAGCAACACTAGGTATTACTAACCGAGTGCTAAAACCAGAACGACGCGAGAGTTTAAGGGAAGCTCTCATCTCCGCATCCATAGCTCAATGGATAGAGCAAAAAGCTTCTAACTTTTAGGTTGCAGGTTCGAGTCCTGCTGGATGCGCCAAATTCAATACCAACCTTGGAGGACTTATGGCCAAGAAGAATAAGAAAAAATCAATGGTCGATAAAGTCAAAGAGCTTCCTTCTCAGCTCTATAAAGGGTTTGAGCACGGAGCTGCCGAGGTTAATAAACAAATCGCTGGACTAGACCAGATGGCTTCTGAAGCCTTAGGGCTTAATAGCGAAGCACGAAAAGAAGGTGCTAGGCAGAATATCGAAAGACTGTCTGCTCTCCAAAAAGAGAGAGAGAGGGAGATATGGGAACTCCTGGTAAGGTCATGAGTTTTGGGACTGAAATGCTTCCAACCGCCCTTGCGAGTGCTAATCCTCTTAGCGCTGCCTTGGTGGGTGTAGGAATGACCTCTGGTGATACCGCCCAGCAACAGTTAGAAAAATATGGTGACATAAATGAAGGGTCTTCTTTAAGATCTGGTGTCCTATCTGGAGTCTTAGATTCTGGAGCCAACTATCTAACTAAAGGCCTTTCTCGTAGACTTCCTGCTGATGTAGATGTTATCGGAAGAGCTGCAACTAGTAATGCATCATCTAATCAAATCTCTGACACTATGACCGATACTGTTGGGAATTCAAGTGCATTGGATATTGAACGTATGCTCGCAGAGTTACGTAGACGTAAAGAAGGTGGTGGTGTACTTATTTAACACCACATAAGTTTTAGATGTGGTGATTAGGCAAGTGGTATGTCGCCTGGTTTGGGGCCAGGAAGTCGAAGGTTCGATTCCTTCATCACCGACCAATTTAAGAAGTAATGAGGTATTTATGGATTTTGATAATATTGACCTCTCAACAATCCCTGAAGAATTAAGAGAAGAATTGTTAGAGCTGTTAGAGCTTCGAGAGGAATATATCAGATACCATAAGCTTGAGCAATTCACTCCTTACGAATTCCAACGAAAGTTTTACGCTGCAGGTAAGATGTATAAACGTAGATTCCTGTGTGCTGCTAACCGAGTTGGTAAATCTTTTAGTGAAGCTGCTGAGGTATCATGGCACCTAACTGGACTATACCCAGAAGGTTGGGAAGGCCATGTATTCGAAAAACCAATACTATGCTGGTGCGTAGGTATTACGGGTGATTCAACAAGAAAGGTACTACAAAAAGAATTGTTCGGCACCGAGATGGCCACAGACAAGGCAGCTATAGGAACCGGGTCATTACCACGTGATATGATAGTGTTGGAGAAAATCGAAAAGGATGGTAACCGTATCCTTATTGCTAAGATTAAACACCATACGAATGGTGTATTCGATGGATACTCCACTGTAGAATTCCGCTCCACTCAACAAGGCGAACACGTCCTCATGGGTGCGACCGTAGACTACATCTGGATGGACGAAGAGGATCCATTTAAAAGTATCGAACTATATTCCCAATGTGTTACTCGTACCGCTACTACTGGTGGACTAGTAACTATCACAGCAACTCCAGAAAACGGCCTTACTAAACTTGTTGACATGTTCATGAAGAATGAGAAAGGCGTTCTTTACTTTCAAAACGCCACATGGGATGATGCCCCTCACTTAGATGAAGAAACAAAGCGTGAGTTGTTAGCGAACATTCCTGCATGGCAACAAGAGATGAGAAGTCGAGGTATACCAATGATGGGTGAAGGTTTAATTTATGATGTTGCTGAATCAGATTTCACAATTGCTCCGTTTGAAATCCCAGACCACTGGCGTCGGCTATGTGCGCTTGATATCGGCGTTAGCCACGATACTGCTGCTGTCTGGACTGCTTATGATGGTGCTACTGATACTGTCTACGTTTATGATTGCTATCATGCTCCAGGTGGTGTACCTTCTGTACATGCCACTGCTATCAATACTAGAGGCAACTGGATTCCTGTAATCCTACCACACGATGCTGATAATACAGAAAGAGGAAGTGGTAAGACTGTTGCTCAATATTATAAGGAAGCATCTGTAAACGTACAAATGGAGACATTCTATAACCCTGTTGACTGGACTGGCACTAAAAACAATTACGTAGAGCCGGGCATTATGGATATTACAACACGATTAAAGACTGGCCGTCTCAAGGTATTTAGTACATGTGGCCGCTTCTTTGAAGAGTACCGTAGATATCATCGTAAAGATGGAAAGATTGTCAAAAAGTTTGATGATACTATGGATGCCGCTCGTTATTCTATACTGTCTGTTAAGACTCGCGGTGTTTCCGCTGGAGAAGGTAGTGCAGGTTATAGTTCTGCATATAATGATAACTGGGATAATTTTAACGTTAACTACTAAGGAGTCATTAGATGACTTGCCAAATTGGTGGAAATGTAGGACTGAACGATGACCAGGTTAGCGAGCTTCAAGCACAAATTGGTGTTTACTACAACCACGCAATTGGCTACGCCCAAGGTGAGTTAGGTGTTAAATGCCGTCTGGCATGGGAGTACTATTATGGTAGACTTCCAGAGCCTGTGACTGATGGTTCTTCTAAATGGGTCGATCGAGCAGTTTGGGAAGCCGTAAATGGCACCCTACAAGAGTTGATTAGTGTATTCACTTCTGGGGAAGAGGCTGTTCGCTTCTGCCCTATGTTTACAGGTGACGCTGATGCAGCTCGCGCTAGTACAAAGTTAGTGAACAAGGTTTTGCTTCGTGATAATCAAGGGTACAATGTACTGCACGATGCTTTTAAAGAATGCCTTGTTGCACGTAATTCTTTTATTAAGCGCTATTGGTCTGAAAAGAAAAAGACCGTAATCGAGGAATTTGAAGATATGTCTCAAGACGAACTGAACATTTATTTGTCAAGTCTTGAAGGCGATATCATTGAGATGAATACTGAAGAAGTAGAAGCCGAGGATGATGAAGAGGGTTCTGAGTCAACATTCAGAGGTGATGTGACTTATGAAATTAAGAAAGAAGGTGTGGTAGTAGAGTACGTTCCTTTTGAACAAGTAACTGTAGAACCTACTGCAACCTCTCTGCAAGACTGTAACTATATTGCTCACCATGTTCGTAAGTCGAAGGATGAGCTTCTGCAAATGGGTTTCTTGCCTGAGATTGTACAGGATTTACAACCAGCATCTTCTGATATCGAGGTAGGTGTAATTGCAAATGCCCGTATCAACAACCTATCTCCTCTGAATGTGAGTGATGTGTTGGTTGTAGGCGATGAGAAAGCAGATAAGCTTTGGTTGCATGAGCACTACTTGAAAACGTCCCTCGTAGATGGCTTCGAAGAAATTCTTCAAGTATTTACTGTACACAATCAGATTTTAGAAGTGAATCGTGTTAATGAGTTTCCGTTTGAAACCATGACACCTTTCCCAATCCCAGGTTCAATCTGGGGTGAGTCAGTATTTGATATTACTAAAGATATTCAAGATTTGACCACTTCAATTGTCCGTGGTATGATTGATAATATTATGAATGCTAACTTCCGTCGCTACCAGGCAGTAACGGGTGCGTTCGACAGAAAATCTCTGTTGAATAACCGCCCTGGTGCAGTAATCGAGGTTCAGCAAATTGGCGCAGTACAACCTTTTGATTACCATCAACTACCTCCAGGTATTACTAACCTGCTTGAGTATGTAGAAGGTAAGAAGGAAATGCGCACAGGTGTTTCTAAGCTGGGACAAGGTTTAGATCCGAGTGTCTTCAAGAATGATAACTCTTTTGCAACTGTTAATATGATGCTGACCACAGCACAAAACAGACTCCGCATGGTGGCTCGTAACATTGCACAAAGAGGTATGATGCAGTTGATGCTTGGCATTTACAACTTGATTCGCCAGAATGGTAAAGAGCCAATCAGAATTGAGACAGCTAATGGTGAGATTACAATCGACCCTCGTACACTCCCTCCACGCAATGAGATGATTGTATCTGTTGCAGTTGGTGAAGCAGAGCGTCGTGAAAGAGCTCAAAGCCTGCAAGCAATCATGATGGCAATGACCCAGACACCACAGTTACAACAGTTCTTCCAGCCTAACAATGCTTACTTCTTGGCTGCACAAATGATGGAGTCAATGGGAATCACTGACGTTGAGAATTTTATTACTCCGTTGGATAAGATTCCACCTCCACAACCAGACCCAATGCAAGAGATGAACATGCAAGCTATGCAAGAGCAAATCAAGCAACTGCAGGTTACAACTCAGAAGATGGTTCAAGAAGTCATGCAAGATAATCGTAAGGCTGAATTTGAACAAATCAAGGCTGCTGATGAGATTTCTATCCGTCGTGGTGAATCTCAAGCGAAACAAGAAGAAATTACATTGAAGATGAGCATAGATGAACGCAAGCTCATGTTGGATGAACGCCGTATTGCTATTGAAGAGCAGTTGGCTGGTATTCAGCAAGAGAAAAATGACATTAAGCGTGAAGAGTTACTATTAGAGGCTCAATTAGAAGAAAGAATGCAACGCCCAGTGGCATTAGGAGCCTCATAATATGAATAGACAACACTTAATGTACAAGGTTCAAGCACTCATGGAGGGGGATGATCTTCCCCTCGCATTTCAAGAGATTAAACTTAAAATTGCTCAGCGCATAATCATGACTCAACCTGATAACGCAGATGAACGCGAAAGGCTATACTACTTAACGCAAGCTGTAGATGAACTTCAAATGAAGCTTCGTGAGTATGTGCATGAGATTGAAAAAGAACAGGAAGGTAATGATGCCGAATACTAATGACGATATGATTCTGGATATGGACAACTTTGACTTTATGTCTTTAGATGATATTTCTCACGATGAACCAACTCCAGAACCGACCCCTGCTCCAGAAGATAATCCTGCTGAAGATGAAGATGATTTGGATTTCCTGCCTGATGAAGATGAGGAAGAGCCAGTCCCTGAAGATGAAGAGGATGAAGATCCTGCAGAGGATGAAGAAGACGAAGAAGATGACGAAGACGTTCCTGAGGAAGATGAAGATACCCCTGGGGACGATGAGGAAGAGATTGATTACGAAAGTTATGAACTGACTCTACCAACTGGTGAAACTGTTGTTCTTTCTGAAATGGTTGCTGGCTACAAAGCTGCTGAAGTTTTGAAAGCTGAACGTGAAGAGTTCGAAACCGTTAAGACTGAGTTCGAAGAGAAATCTAAAGATATTGGCCGCTACTTGGCCCTGGCTAAGCTTGAAGCTGAGAAAGTAATCGAGGATTATGAAGATTTCGATTGGGACGGTATGGCAGAAGATGACTTCGAACAGTACACTCAGAATCGTCAATTCTTAGATCGTTATGCACGTCGTCACAAAGAAATCCTAAAGGCTATGGATGATTTAGATTCCAAGAAAGCCGCAGAAGAAGATCGTGTACGTACTGAACAAGCTCGTGAAGCAGCAGCTGTACTGGCTCGCGATATCCCAGGTTGGGGCTCTGATCTGTATCGTAAACTGATGGATTATGCTGTTGAGAATGGTGCTGATCCTGAGTACATTAAGGCCTGTACCGACCCTGCAACCTTTAAGGTTTTGCATAAAGCAATGGAGTTCGAGAAAGGTAAACAGAAAATCACTGCTAAGGTGAAGCGCTTAGGTGGCTCACCGAAGAAAGTGGCGAAGGCTGCTCCAAAGGCACCTACTCAAACTGTAAACCCTAAAAAGGTTGCAGTGCTTAAGAAAGTTGAACAGGGCGATATGTCCGACGCTTTTGACTTCTTAGAAGATTAAGATGGAAGTGGGGTTGTTAGCCCCACATATATTCCTTAGAGGAGATTTTAATGGCTACTATGAACTCATATGATCTGAATGGTAAGAAACTAAGTTTCGCCAACTGGATCTCTAACATTACCCCGACTGATACTCCTTTTGTATCTATGACAGGTAAAGAAAAGATTAAAAATACTGTCTTCCAATGGCAGGAAGATAATCTTGCAAATGTTGATACCGACAACGCTCAAAAAGAAGGTGAAGCTATTGTCTCAATGGCCACCCATACAGCCACCACTGAGCGCAGTAATACTACCCAAATCTTGCGTAAGATTGTTAATGTGTCTGATTCAGCGAATGCCACTGATAATTATGGTCGTACCAAAGAGTTGCAATACCAAATGGAAAAGGCATCCAAAGAAATCAAACGAGATTTGGAGGCTATCCTGCTGAGTGATCAGGCCAAAGTTGATGGAAGTGCATCTGTTGCTCGTAAAACTGCATCTGTGCAGAAGTTGATTGCCGCTAAAGATGCAACCCAAACTGGAACTGGTGCTAAGGTGCACACTGAAACTGCCACCTCAGGTACTATCACCGAGGCTGAACTATTTAGTGCTACTATGAATTTGTACCTGGCAGGTTCTGAGGCGAACATCATTATGTTCCATCCTAGCCATGCCTCCTTCTTTGCATCTCTGTCAGAGACTCCTAACGCAGGCTCTAGCCGTGTGTTAATGTTCGATGGGATGAGTACTAAATTCAATAGATACATCTCTACATTGGTAGATCCACTTGGACAGGAGTATCGTTTGATTCCTAACCGATTCATGCCTGAAAAGCGCATCTTCATCTTCAACCCTAAAGATTGGACTCAGATGATTCTGCGTGAGCCTCAGCGCATTAAGTTGGATAAGAAAGGTTCTTATGAACAATATCTGATTGAGATGGAAGTAGGTCTGCGTCATCGCAACCAATTTGCTTCTGGCCTGATCGAAATCAAAGCTTAATTTTAAGAGGTAAAACATGGCTATTGTAGATAAAATGACTACGTATGATCTGAACGGCAAGAAGCTAAGCTTTGCTAATTGGATCTCCAATCTCTCCCCTGTCGAGACTCCGTTTGTCTCAATGACTGGTAAGGAAGGTGTGGTTCAAACCACCTTTCAATGGCAAACTGATAGACTGCCTGCAATCGATTTGAATAACGCACAAGTAGAAGGTTCCAAGCCGACTATTGCAGATGTTATTAAAACTGAAGTGAAAACGAATAACACTCAGATTCTGCGCAAGGTCGCTCAGGTGTCCGATACTGCTAATGTAGTGGCGGCTTATGGTCGTGGCAAAGAGCTCCAGTATCAGTTGGAAAAAGCTGGTCTAGAGATTAAGCGAGACCTCGAGCTAGCTTTCCTTGCTAATGGCGCGGCTACAGTAGGTAACTCCAGCACTGCACGTAAAACTGCTGGATTTAAAGGCCTGGTTAGTGATAGTGCGACCGCATCTGATCAAGATTTTAACAGTGCCCATGCTGATCCAGATACTGGGGCCAAGGTAGCTTTTAAGAATGGTAATGCTAATCTCCGCCTGGAAGAAGTGTTTAACATGACCTATCAGTTGTATTTAGCCAACTCTAAAGCAAATGTAATCATGTTCCATCCTAAGCATGCTGAATTCTTCGCCAACCTGGTTGAAGGGGTGAATGGGGTTGATGGTAGATTGCGGGTGTTCGCAAATGGCGAAGATTCTCTGAATTTTGAGGTCAACACTGTTATCGATCCTTTGGGTCAGAAGTTTGCTTTGATGCCTAACCGTCATATGCCTGAAGATTACCTATACTTCTTCAATCCATCTGATTGGACTCAAATGGTGTTCCGAGCACCTACTCGAACTAAGCTGGCTAAAGAAGGCTCTTTCGAGAAGTGGATGATTGAAATGGAAGTTGGCTTACGCCATCGTAATCCTTATGCTTCTGGTGTGCTGAAGATTGGCGCTTAATTAAAGATGGGGAGGGTTGTCCCTCCCTTACGAGGAGATTTAAAATATGGCAGTTATGCAAACTTATGATCTGAAAGGTAAAAAGCTAAGCTTTGCCAATTGGATTTCTAACCTGTCTCCGACAGAAACCCCTTTTGTTTCAATGACTGCAAAAGAAGCAGTTACGGAAACTAAGTTTTACTGGCAAACAGATTCTTATGCAAAACCTAAGAATCACTCTGTGGTTGAAGGTTCAGATGTCAATGATACTGAATACTCAATGGCGCAGACTGAAGTCAAGGATAATGTGACTCAAATTCTTCGGAAGGTTGTATCCGTGACTGATACTGCTAACCTGATTGCTGCTTATGGTCGGCGATCGTGACTGGGAAAC